GAACGGAGCGTCGCCCTCGAAGACCGCACGGCCGTCGTGGCGGGAGAAGCCGAGGAAGCCGACCTGCAGGTAGTCGGCGTACCGCTCGTCGAGACGCAGCAGCGTGAAGTCGAGCACGTCTCGGACGATGTAGTAGCTGCCGTCGCCGAAGATGGCGGACTTGTTGCCGCTGCCGGGGCCGTCCATGTCCTGGTTGAGGATGTAGCCGTAACCGAGGATCGTGTCGGGCTCGCGGGTCGCCACACCTGGGACCCACAGCGGCCGGTCTTGGTCATCGGTCAGCTTCTTCAGCGACTTCAGCATCGAGTCGCTGAACATGAACTGGGCGTTGTCACGGTACGCCGGGTCCACCGAGTGGATCAGCTCGACGATGTCCTCGTAGCTGATCGCGTCCGAAGCGGCGGCCTCGTGACCCTGCGAGGCAGCCTCAACGACGCCCTGCGGCTTGTCGGACCCGTCACCGGTGGTCATCTCCTCGTTGAGGATGCGGCCGATGCGGGTGGCGAGCCAGTCGGGCAGGCGCGACTCCATGTTGGTGCCGTCGTCCTGCAGCAGCTGGCGAGACACCTTCACGATCTTGGACGTGTAGGTGAACGCCTTGAGGGTCACCGACCCGAACGTGACGTCCTGGTCCCCGACCTCCGTGTTCTCGTCGATCCGAGCGCCCTTGGTGCTCGTCTCGTCCATCTTCGGCCACGGGATGTCCTGGCCGGTGCTGGTCGTCATGACCTGCGCGAAGTCACGGACGCCGCCGTACCACTTCAGAGCCTCCTGGATCTGGTCCATGAAGCCCTCGGGGACGAGGAAGCCGCCGTCCGCGTCGTCGGTAACGCCCTGCTGGCGCTGCTCCATCAGCGACCGCTCCTCGTCGGAGAGGCCACGCATCCCGCGCTTCGCCCAGTTCCAGAACGCGCGGTCGTACGACGGCTGCTCGCCAGGCGTCTCCACCCTCGGTGCCTGCTCACGGGTCGACGCGGCAAGCTCCATCTCGCGCTGCTGGGCGCGCTCCTGCCGCTCGATCCGCTCGGTCAGCTCGTCGATCGCCTTCTCGGCGTTGTCGAACTTCTCGCGTTCCTCGGCGGACAGGTTGCGGCCCTCGACTTCGGCCTGCTCGACAAGCGGCTTCGCTTCATTCTCCCAGATCCGCGCACGCTCGGCGCGCAGATCAAGCGCGGTACTCATTTGGCATCACTCCTTCGAGTGCTCGATCTTCTCTGGCGTGCGCGGGTGGTGGCACCAACAGCACACCTCCGGCCCCTGCGGGGTGGTGGGTGTGGGATGCTCCGGCCCGACGACTTCTCTGCTAGGCGCGCACCAGCCGCTCAAGGTGGCGTGCGCGGCCCAGGACGGTCTCAAGCGGCTCGTCGTCCGTGTCGTCTTCCGCGTCAACGGCGTCCGTCGGCTCCTCGCCGGCGGCCTTCAGGACGTCCTCGAGGTACTTCTTCGCGGCCTCAAGCGCCTGCTTGTTCGCCTTCGACAGCACCTTCCCCTCCCGCAGCTCGCCGACGAGCTCGTCGCGCAGCGACTCCGGCATCGTCGCCAACGCGCCCACCGGAAGGTCCGCGAGCCGCCCGCGCCCCTCAAGCGAGGTGGCTGGGTAGGCGGGAAGCCACACCGCCGACGTCTCGATCAGCTGCGCCTCGGTGACCGTGCGGATCGGGGTTCCGTCGGTGTCGCGTTCGTCCCATCGGTCGTTCAACGCGCGGAACCCGAACGACATGCGATCCACCGTGCCCGCCCGCAGCTTCGCGTCTAGCCGCTGGACGTCCGGGTCGCTGCGGTCCAACTCGGCATCAACCCGCAACCCGGCCTCGTCGACGGTGAGGGTGAGGTTGCCGGCGCGGGTCGACGCGAGCACAGACCCCGAGTCGTGGCTGTAGAGCAGTCCGACGTCGCGGCGCTCGGCGAGCGTCTTGTCCAACGAGCCGCGCGCGAACTTCTCACGGAATCCACCGAGGTCTTCGCTCAACGAGTCGAACACGACGGCGCGGCCCGACACCCGCAACGCATCATCGGACTCGTCGCGCCGCTCACACAGGAAGCCGCGAGTCTCCATAATCGCCCCTCCGCTCGACCCCTCGCACTCGTGCTTCCACGCGTTGCAGAACGCGTCAGGGTCGTCAATGCCCTCTTCGCTGATCCGGTCGACGCAATCGCTGTGCGACTCGAACGGGAACGGACACGAGAACCGCTCCTCATCAACCGCAACTCGGACCGCGCCCTCCACGCCCATTAGTCGAAGTCCATGTCGCATCGGCAGTTCGCCCGCTCGCCCACGTCAAGGTCCGGGTCGCCCGGCCAGCGCGCCCCATTGCTAAACCGCTCGCCCAACTCGACGCGCTCCCCGTCAAGCGGGGCGTGCTCGTCACGCGGATCACCCGACATGACCCGCCACGTCTTGTGGGTCACTTCGCCGGACTTCTCAGCAGCGCCATGCTCGGCGGCGCGACCGACCGTCGTCACTCTTGACCGGGCGATCTGTGCCGCACGCGACGTCGACAGCACCCCGAACGCGCCGCGCAGCACCTTGCCCGACGTGGCCTCGCCGTCGTCGGGGCTCGCCATCCGCTCGTTGACGTACTCCTTAGCGGACTCATTGACCTGCTCGGCGCCGATCCGGCTGTTCGCCGCCAGCCATTCGCCCATCTCCGAGTCGGGGTCGTAGTCGTCCATCACCCGCGCGGCGAACGCCGCCGCAGTCAGCCCGCCAAGCCGTCGGAACAGGCCAGTCAGCTCGTCGTTCCACTCGTCATCGTCCCAGTGGTCGTCGACGCTGCGCGGCGGCGACTCGTCACCCTGCCGCTCAAGCAGCACGTCCATCTTGTGCTCGAAGTAGCGGCGCAGCGCGCGCTCATGTTCCCGGGTCCACGACACGTCCGGGTCGTCGTCGCGCCGCTCAAGGCTCCGCAATGAAGCTTCCTGCGGCTGCGCAGAAGGCGACGGTGCCCCCGAGTGCTGCATGCCCAAGTCGAGACGGTCAACGATCGACTGCGGGTCAAACCCGGCCTGCCACGCGGTCGATGCCGCCTCAATCCGCTCGCGAAGATCGCGCGGGTCTTCCTCATCATCGCCGCGCACTGGCCGCATGTTCTCCGGCTCGAGGTAGTCGTCACCCCCATCGACCGGCGCGAGCCCTTCGTCGCGGCGGATGTCGTTGATGGACAGCCAGCCCCACTGTCGTCCGGTCGCATGCGCTTCCGCGCGAGCGCGCGGGTCGCCGCGCATCAACGCGTCCATGTCGAACCGGAACCACAGCTGCGGGTCCGGGTCCGGCTCGCGGATCAGCAGCTTGTGGCGCGTCACCCGCTCCAGGCGGGACACCCACGGCGCCAGCGAGTGCTTCACGAACCCGCGGTTCTGCTCGTCCACACCAGTCCCGTACGACGTCTGCCGCTCCTGGTCGCCCAACATGTGCGGGGGGACGCCGAAGATGCGGGCGATCTCCGACAGCTCCCAGCGACGGCTATTGATGAACTCCGCATCCCCCGGCGGCAGCGACATGTTGTGCCACTTCACGCCGTCCTCGAGGATCGCCGGCTTATGCGCGCTCGCGAGCCCCTGATGCGACGCGAGCCACGACTTCTCTAGCCGGTCGAACTGCTCGTCGGTCAACGCATGATCGGTCGCGAGATAGCCGCCCGGCGTCGCGTCGTTGGCGTAGAACCGGCCCTGATACTCCTGCGCCGCCAACGCGATCCCGACGCTCTGGCGTACCGCGCCGATCGGGCTGATGCCCTTCAACCGGCCCAGCCCGAACGCGCGATAGTGCATGATGTCGGTCTCGCCGACCACCGTCGTTTTCGGGAGATCCCCCGCGTGCGTCTCCTGGTCGAGCGCGACCTGGTAAACGATGCGGCCATCCCACATGCGGAACGGCTCCACCGCGCTCGCCGGCAACACCCACAAGCCCGTAGGCCGCGCGTTGCCGTCGCGTTCCACGTACACGTACGCGTTGCCACGCAACAGCAGCCACACGAGCACGCTGCGCCAGAACTCGCCGGCGTCGGTCTCCGGGTTTGGCGCGTCAGTCAGCAACGACGCACGACGATCGTCGCTAGCGTCCTCGAACGCGTCGCCGACCATCCGCTGCAACCGTGGCGTCGTCATCGCCGCACCCTCGGCGATGATCCTCACGCACGCGTACACACCCGAGACCGCCAGACTCCCCTCCGGGGAGACGATCCGGCCGGTGTGCGTCTCCCGCGCTCCCGGAAAATGCGTGACGACTGACGGGTCCGACAGCGGCGTCTTCGGGTCCTCCGGGTTGCTAGACCGCGTCTCAACGAGGCTGCGCAACAGTCCCATCAAGCAGCCTCACTGTTGCCGACGATCACGAGCGCCACCCCGGCGGCGATCACTCCGAGCGGCAGCCACGCCAACCCGAGACCAACCGCCACCAGCGCGTAGCCGGCGAGCTCGCACACAAGACGCATCACTCGCCTCCGATCACGCGGATGCGCGGCTCGCGCTGACGGCCACGCGCCCCAAACGCGAGCGTCGCAGCGATCAGCGGCGAGACGTCCGCAGCGCTCTGCTGTCTCGACCACACGAACCGGTCGCCAACCCGGCGGACCGCCGCACCGGCAACCGCCTCATCAAGCCGCCCGTCAACCGGGCGGACCCGAAGGCGCGCGTCCGCGACAGCGTCATAGAACCGTCCGGCAGCCGCCGCCTCATCCTGCGGAGCCACCGCACGCACCCGCACGCCAGCCCTCTCCAAATCGTCGACCAACGAGCCGGCCGGCGAGTTCTGCGCCACCACCACGGGCGTCCCCGCACGACTCGCGCTCCCCGTGAACCACCCGACAACCCACTGGGTGCCGTCACCCGCAGCGACCATCTCCACCGCCTCGCCATCCGAGGCAACAATCGCCGCGCCAGTCCTGTCAGCGTTCACGTCCACGCCGAACTGGATGTTCTGCTGCGGCGCCGCATCCGCGTCCTGCACCGCCAACCACACCGCCTCGGGAATCACCCGCTCCGAAGCCTTCGTCTGCTGATTCCCGAACGCGCGTCGGAACTCGCCGTCCTCCATCGTCTCCCGCGCGTGACGCACCGCGTCCTCGGTGATCGTCCAGCCGAGCGCCGGCATGTGCGCCCACCACACCTCCGGGTCGTCAACGTCCGCGTCCTCAGGGACCGACCACTCAAAATACGCCAGCCCCGACCCGGAGTCCTCCGCAGCAGCCTCCCTGCCAGCCGCAACCTTCCGGTTCAGGTAGAGACTCGCATCAGTGCCCATCGTCGACACGCCCAACAGTTGCGCATCCGGGCGCGTCACCATCGCCGGGAGGATCGCCTGCTCGCGGCGGTCGTCGTCGTCCTTCCACGCCTCATCGAGGACGCCCAGGTCGATGACGCGCCCGTGGCCCGCCGACCCGCTCGAGCCGATCACGTCGATCCGCGAGCCCATCGCCCAGTCGACGCCCCAATCGCCCTGCGCGCGCCTCACCTTCGCCAAGAACCGTCCAAGCGGCGACGCTTGAACCATCGGAACCTGATCCTCAAGCAGCTTCGTCTTCGCCTCAAATCCCGTCTGCGCGGTGTAGGCGACCCTCTGCGGCTCGGTCCACGTGATACACCGCTCCGTCTCCGTCGACAACACCAGCGTCGTCTTGCCCTGCTGCCGGGGGACGCTCACCCACGCCTCGCGGTACGCCAGCCGCCCCGACGCCGCATCAACCTCGCCGATCACGTCAGCGACCATCCGCTGCCACGGCATCAACGGCTGCCCCAACAGCTCGGCGACCTTCGCGATCCGACCGCCGATCGTCGGCCGGTCAGGCCGACGCGGTGTCGCCCAGCGAGGCTGCGCTTCGGATCTGCGCGATGACGTCGTCAGTGCCGTCATCGTCATCCTCAACGCCGAGCAGATCGTTTAGGCCCTCGCGGTACTCGCGCCACATCTGCGAGTTCGCAGGGTTCAAATCCAGCTGGCGGGCGATGCCGCGGACCGCCTCAGCCTTCGCGGTGTCGATCCGCTCGATGCGGCCCAGCCGCTTCAGCTCGCGGATCGTTTCCTCGCACGCCTGCGACTGCTCCCCACCAGGCTCCGCCTGATGCTTCCACGCGCGATGCGACGCCAGCCCCTGCGGCGTCGACGCCTCAAACCCGCAGTCGTCACACGCAGGCATCTACCACTCCCGCGACGCGCCCACCGGCTTCTCCGCCCGGTGACGCTTCCTGTACCAATCGTCCACCAGCCGACCCCAATACTCCGGACGGCCAGCCTCCCGCGCGCGACGCAAAGCCTCATCCCGCCCCGGATCCACCACACGCACATCGTGATGCGGGAACATCGACTCGGCCTCCGGATTAGCGGACACGATCCACGCCCTCGGCGCATCCACCTCGCCACGCCGCAGCCGCGTCAACACCGCACCGCGAGCAGCCCTCGTCGCCTCGTAGTTCCCGTCACCGTGACCGGACGCGCCCAACGCCTCGGCCATCCGATCCCAATCCACCACCACGTCCCGCGGGCTCCGCTCCCGCTCCACCAACGACGACTTGCCAGCACCCGGCGGACCAACCACCAACACGATCCGCGTCGCGCTCCGCCGCCACCCCTCGCGATGCTTCGCCTTCGCCGCCCGCGACGTGTTGCACGCCTTACACGACGCCCGCAGATTCGCCTCGTCGTATCGCTCGCCGCCCGCATCCACAGGGACGATGTGATCCGCCTCAGTCGCCTCACCCCGACAGTTGGCGCCGCGAATCTGGCACTCCCAGCCGTCGCGCTCCAGCGCCCGCAGGCGAGCGCGCTTCCAAGCCCGGT